CGCATGCGCTTGACGCCCATCAACTCACAGTCAAACAGGAGTTTTGCCGCTTTCTTGACGGATGCCTTCTCGCTAGCGCTCATAATCGAGAAGCGCCCCTTCGCTCGCTTAGATATCGCCATAGCCCTGCACCTCAGGCGGAAAGCTCGACAGCAGCAGTATAGTTCAGATTTACCTGGATCGAGCAGTTGGTGAAAACCGGGAAGTGGTTCTCAGAGTCCTGGGCAGCAAACGCCCCGGCTATGTTTCCGATGTTATTCTTGATCCATGCGCCTCCTGCCGAGGTCAGCAGGGTGCCATCACCAGAAACTAAGAGCGCCTTCTGGATGACCTCTGAGGATCCGCCCAGCGTGTCACCGATCGTATTCGATGTGATCGTGTCCAGCAGGGCCGTGGATCCGCTTCCAGACGGGGTGCCCTGGAAAACTCGATGACTTCCCTGGTTGGTCTGGGTCAGCAGGCTGGCGGTGCGGTCAGCAGCAGTCTGGGCGTAAACGTAAAGCTTGTCGCCCGGTTGCAGCAGGACTCTTGCTGACGCAGGGAAATATGACCCACCCGCCATGCCCGCCTTTCCGACGTTGATGAAGGAGATGGGAACGCCCTGACGCTCGACATAGCAGTAGGCGGCGGCGTTTGCGACGCAGATATATCCGGCGACGATTGTCTTCTTAGGACCGTAGTCGCCAATGCTCTGAGCTGTCGTGGTTATCTCGGCATCTGTCAGGATCTCTTCCTTGGATCCCTCGGTCTGTGCCGTGTTCTGAACTGGGACGGTGGTTCCGTCCTGAAAATAGATGACGCCTGAGGCTAGTACATCGGCCATATCAACCAATCCTCACATCGAGGCCCAAGGGAGCAATTAGCTTGTTTGCCTGAGTGAAGGGCTTACGCATGACTTTCTTGAACACTTTCGCGCCCACGTTGAAAGTAATCGCTGAGAGTGCCATGGGCATCGCGTTTGCCTGGGCGTTCTCCATGATCTGCTGGAAACTGAGAGTAGGGGCGTTCATGATGTCGGCCAGGCTGATCTGCGTGGCGCCGGTCAGAGCTAGTGACTGTTCACCGCGCCCAAAGGTGCCCATACCCAGGGATGTCTTGGTGTAGCCGATATCGTAGCTTCCAGTGAGTGCCTCGACTGGTCCAGAGCCTAGAGTGCCTTGCGTTATGATCGCGAGGTTCCCATAGGCGACTGCCATGTCGTAGAGGTTGACGAACTTCTTTCTCGAGCGTCGGCGCTTCGTCTTTCTGCGTGCCATTGAGGGTGAAAGTGAACAAAGTCGCTAATAATGCTACTGAAACTCATCGATTGTCGATTGAAACTTGCCATCAGCGGCTTTCGGTTGAACAACTGTGTCGATCGTCGACATCTTCTGCATAAGGAATTGAGCCAGGGCAGCTTGCAGAGGGTTCGGAGGATCGTAGGGCACGACTCCCTCGCCGGTGAGCTTGTCCAGGGTGCTCTTGATCGCCATGGCGAGGGAGGAATCCAGTTCAGCGACGGATTCCTCGAGCTCTTTCCTCATCCAGAGGGCGAGAAGGACGATCGAAAGCAGGCAAAGGACGTCCAAAACGCCCAGTATGACCAGTTCAGGGGCTACCATGGCACTCAACCGGTCCTCAACGGGCCTTCAACCTACCTTTATCCTCTATATTTGTCACCCCGCGCACCCACCCCACTACCGTTCGCGGTTATTGAGCCTTGTTTCGGGATACCTCCTCGGGATAACAATAATAACACCCGCCTTTCTGGCTGGGATCATGTGCCCAACCTGCTCTGTGAGCTTCTCTGACCCTGCTTATGCCATTTTTTCCTCGTGGCCCAAGAAAACGCGCTCTAGGAGCGTATCTGAGACACTTGAGGACCACAAGCGGTGTTTGGACCGCACCAGAGATATCGAACGCCTCAAGCAGGACGTAGAGAACCTTTCTGACGCTCTGATTGAATTGGGCTATGCCAGGCGCGTCGCTGAAGTGCTGGGGTTGGAAGAATGACGGAGACGCCTGAGGACTGGGACGAGTATGCTCTGACCCTGCTGGGAGATTTCAATTGCCGCTTCGCAGAGCTGGGAGAAATGACTGGATCCCCTGGCGCAGGATGGCACATGCTTCAGAAGGCGATCATGAATGACTACTGGATGGATAATGGAAATGGACCGGATGCAAACTTCAAGAATTTTGATGCACAGCGCATGAACGAGTTCGTCGCCAAGATCTACTACTGCTGGGTGCAGATGTGGAGAGCACAACATCCAGAGATGTTCGTGGATGACAACGAGGGATTTGTAGAATGATGAAAGGACTCTGGCAGTGCCCCCAGTGCGAGACATGGTGGACCTGGGCGACTCGCCCTGGCGCGATCACTCTGCAGAGGCGCTGCAGGAAGTGCGGCAAGCGAGTCCGCACGCAGCTCGTCCGGCACTGGTCGGGCCGAGGACGTCCTCGCCTGTGGAAACTTCTTGTGCGGCCGAATCACGAACCCCACTACGCGCTGCGGCATGAGTGCCGCCAGAGGAACCGAGGAGACTGGAAAGGATGAGATGCACTGAGTGTGGCGGTTCGTATGCTGTTGCTGATCTTGCATCCTTCGCTCGTCCTGGGACTAAGATTCGCTACTACTGCTTCAAGTGCTACATTGAGGGTCGACTATGACTCCGAGCGAGTTCTTCAAGTGGCTGGCTATCGAGTTCGACTCCTGGAACGGATGGGATCGGTTCCGCACGCACGAGGGAGAAGAGAACATTCAGAAGATCGAGTGGTTCGAGGTCTCCGAGCACATGGAGATCGATTACTCGGACGTCGTTGACGAGATCCTCGAGGTCGAGACGATCTGCCTGTGCTGCGGCCAGAGGCCCGAAGCGTGCGATAACAACGGACTTTCTCTCCCTTAGAGGGGGGGGTAGAGGCACCGAATCAGGAATCTTGACCGAAGAAGGATCTCAGACCCTTTAGCCAGGACGGTACCAAGTAAACATCGGCGTATGCAGCAGCCTCACCAGCGAAGGCTCTGGCCTCCTGGACTGCGGCCAGTTGAGACATGAAGTCTGAATAGAGCTCCTCGACGTTCTCGATGCCAGGAGTGATGACGAACTTCCAGCCACCGTAGACGGCTATGGCTCCGAAGATCAATGCCATGGCGCTGATGTCCTTGAGGATCTCAACGAAAGGCTCTGTGAACTGGTTGAACGCCTTGGCTGTACCCTCGACGTAGACCAGGTGCTCGAGGAGCTCGCGCTCTGTGTCCTGCAGGCTGATGCGGTACTCGATCACCTTGTCCGGCTTTCTCCTGCTCATGAGAACGCACCAGCCAGGTCACCGAGGAGAGCTGCGATGTGGCCCGCCCCCAGGAGCCAGCCGAGTACGAATGCAAAGGCGTTGTCGACGACCAGGCGTTTGACCTGCTCGGGGAAGGTCTCGTCACCGTGCTCGTGGTGCTCAGGCATCAGGCATCACCGGCCAGTTGTCTGCAGCGTCGTTGGCCTCGTCGTGCTCCTGGGGGAGATCGCGCAGCGCCTGGCGATACTCCTTCCAGACGTTAGGGAGGGTGACGTCCTTGAGAGCTCGCCAGTCGGTATCGACGAGAGCCTGGTCGCGGGCTGCTCGAACCTCATGCCAATCGACCTCCCGCATCGAGTCCTCGATGACCTCCTCGCCATCATAGATCAGGGATCGTCGATTCATCATATTATCACGCATACTTCAGGGTAATTCTTAGAGGGCTTTGATAGGTTGGAGTAAGATTGGTTTTAGTGACCGTAGCCTCAAGGTCATTGTCGGAACCTGAGAGGTACAAACAGACTTGCTGATTGGGGGCAGCAGCGACGACGTCCGAGGCGGCGATCCAAGGCATTCCGGAGTTACTCTCCGCTGTGAGAGTGGGGTTGGTACCCGATTCCGTTCTGACCCACATGCAGTGGTAGACCGTTCCACGGGTTGTTGCGACAGTGCTCGACCAGCTAGTTTGGTAGATGCTCCCCGCGCTGGATGTATCTATGTCGGCGTAACCTAGGAGCACATGCGGGGCCATTTCTGAATCAGAAAAAATTCCGATCCGCATTGTGTTGACCGCGTCGGAGACGACAACGACTCCTATCTCATCGATGTCTCCCGTCTGTGGAGCTATGAAGGGGCGGCTGTTTGGCAAGTTCGTTTGGGCGATAGTAGAAGTACCACTCGCTTGGTTACCCGTCACCGGATAGTGGGTCACCATGTGCCTGGTGTAGCTCGTACCGATGTTAGCTTGCGGCATCACGGCACCCACGCCTTCACCACCAGCCTCGAGCAGCCCCGTCCACTCCGATTCTACGCAGAGCCTGGCGAGATTCACCAGCACGAGGTCCTGGAGTTCTTGTTCATTCATGTCCTCTATGCTGATCGGATCTCCTACGCTCTGCACCTGGTCGAACGTTACATTATCCAGGTCGAGGTTCTGGAGCAGTGGAAAGACCCTCTTTGCCGGCTTACGATCCTCAGCTCTCATCCCAACAACCCGTCCCATTCAGCTTTGACTGACAACCTGGCGAGGTTCACGAGTACAAGGCGGTAGAGTTCTTCTCGATTGAGCTCTTCTATGCTGATTGGATCGCCGACGTCCTGGACGTTACTGAAGGATATCTGCGTGGCACCGTCTCCAGCCGCGAGAGTCTTGGTCTTCAGTAGCTTGTATACGCGCGGGGATATGCCCGAACCATCTGGATGCGGCATCCTATCACCGCTTCTCGGCCCATCTCACTATTTCGCGCATGCGCTTGACGCCCATCAACTCACAGTCAAACAGGAGTTTTGCCGCTTTCTTGACGGATGCCTTCTCGCTAGCGCTCATAATCGAGAAGCGCCCCTTCGCTCGCTTAGATATCGCCATAGCCCTGCACCTCAGGCGGAAA